TCAGCGCCTTTCGACCGCCCTCAACGCCGATTCTTGGAACGCTGGCGAGTGGTGGCCGTAGACCTTTTCGATGGTCTCTGGGCTGGTTGCGAAATAGCCTGCGGCATCCCAGATTGAGGCACCGTTTTGAAGCGTCCATGTGATGGCCGTGTGTTTCAGCGTGTGCGGGGTGCAGTGCTCTATTCCGGCATCCGATACCGCTTTCGTGAATGCTCGCTTGATGTCACCCACCCGCGCGCCCTGATAGGTCACGGCCCAATGGTCGCCAGAGGCTTTCCATCTACGCAGGTGCGCAGCAAGTTGACGTGGGATTCTGGCTGGAGTTCGGCGTTTCTTGGTTTGGCGTTCCCCGTCGCTGCGGCGGAACATGATATTGCGCTCCAGGTCAAACCACCCGCCAACCGTGTTCGGCTCAAATCCCATTCTCAAAATCGCGTCTTTGCGGGTGCCGGTATACAGCGCAATCAAGATGAAGTGTGCCAGGTGTTTGGACTTGTGGCCGCGATAGGCGGTCCAGAGCAGCTTTGCCGCCTCGTCACGGGACAGCCAGCGCTCTTTTGCTTCTGGTTTGTCCGGCAGCGTCACTGCTGGGGTAGATGTGATGTAGCCTTCGCGGTGGGCATAGCTTAGCGCCGCTTGCAATACGCCAAGCTCACGACGGGTTGTTCCAGGCGCGACGGGGGCAAATTCGATTGGCTCGCGCGTGTTTGGATCGGTCTTTGTAACTTTCTTGCGGGTCCGCGTGTAGCGGCGGCAGGTCTCGCCTTTGATGTGGCTGACTTTAAGTTCAGACCAAAAAGGCAAAAGGGCGGTGATGGCGTAGCCGATCCGATCAGGCGCGGCGACCGTTGGCGCGTACTCTTCCGCATAGATCGCCAGAACCTCACCGCAAGTTATGTTTGCGGGTTCATTGGCAGCACTTTGCCGCCCTTTCGTGGCGATGTAGGCGGCAAGGACTTTTTCAGCTTCGCTGCGGCTTGTGCAGCCCGTAGAGCGGGGCTTACAGCCGGTGTCGAAGATGTAGTATTGATCTCGGTGGTCGTATTTGTGGAGGCGTGCGCCTTTGGCTGGCCTTGGCATTTTCTCACAAGCTCCCCGTACCGGGTTGGGTCCAATCGTATCGCACGGCCCATGCGAATTAGAAAGCCGTGCTCTTCTGCTGCGGTGCGTAGGCTCGCCTTGGGGACGCCCAAATCAAGCGCCGCTTCATCAAGGGTCGCAAGTTTCGCCATTTGTTTCTCCCTTCAATGCGGCTGGGGTTTCTGTCATGCAGTCCTTCACGTCATCCACGCCACAGGTGGTGCAGGCGTCGTAAACGTGTTTGGTTCTGAAATTGCAGGCCTGCACGTCCATCCGTGTCGCCATCTCGTATTTCTCAGAGGTCTTGTTGAACTTCGCGACCACAGCGGCGTTGGGATCGATGCCGAAAAGTTTCGCTAGGCGGCCAATGCAGTATGCCAGCCCGGTGACTGCATCTCGGATTCGGTCGTGGTGGTGTTGTTTGGTGCGGTCGCTTGGGGCTGCATCAAGCGCCAAGTATGCGTCCACTAGTTCACCTGCGTCCGCGAAGGCTTCCAGCGCGAGCTTTGCCGGTGTTGGGAATTGGCGGGATAGGCTAAGGTGCAGCGGTGTGATCCGCCCTAAGCCCAACTCATTGACAAAGAGGTCCAGCGAAATCAGGGCATCCCCGATTTCATCTGCCACATCGTCAAGGGTAAGCGTTGTTCCGGCAATGTCGCGTTGTGCGCGCAGCCATTTTTTGACTGCGCCCATGACCTCGCCCACTTCATCTGCAACTTCTAGCGCCCGAAAAGCGGCGTCTGCTTTGTCGTTTCCTGGCCACTCTTGTTGGCGGGCGATGTTGGCTGCGCGTAGGGCTTCAAAGTTCACTGTCATTTTATGCACTCGCTTTTGAAACTGGTTTTCCGGTATAGACGACATCCCCAACCCGGATAGACACGCGGCCATCGGGGAGGGATTTGCAGGGGATGCCAACTATCGACACGCAGGTGCCTATGGTGATCGTCTTTAGGGTCATGTCGGGTATCCATCATGAACGACGCCATCAAGTTTACGCCCCAAGGCTTTGATTTCTTTTTGGTTCCGGCCTTCCCATTGCTTGAAATGAAACGGGGTTTGGGTTTCTAGGCATTGATCCCGTAAACTCCGGAACCATTCCGGGTCGGCTTTCCGGTGCATTGCCCCGCTTTCGCCGCCGGCTATAACCCAAGTTACGCTACGACGCAGCATGACGTATTCGCGTCCGTTGTGCAGGTGTCCGGGCGTCAGGTCGTTGCTGCCTTCCGGCATCCAGACTTTGCCCCTTAGTGCATCCAAGAAATAGTTATTGCCGTTGTAGGGAATTGTGGTGAGGTCAATTGGGGCAAGTAAGGGTTCACATGAAAGGAAGTGCTGCCGCGCGTTGTGTTCCAGAAGTTCAGGGATGCGCCTGTTCGCCTCGGCTTGGCTTTCAACCGTGGTCCCCAGCCAAACGTTGGCGTAGCCCCAGCCGTGATCCGACCAATCCTGCGGAAGGAAGCGATACAGGTTTTGCGGACGTTTTGTCAGTAGCAACCAATCCAGATTTGGTGTGTCTTTGATTAACTGCCAGAGATCATCCCGCCACGATTGCTGAATACTCTTGTGGTTGTCGAACACGTCAGCCAAGGACGCGCAGAACACGCGGGGGCGATCCGTCGCACCCTCCGCTTGCCGGTTCCATTTCAACGGTGTTTTCCAGTAGCCCTCGCTGGTGCGTTTTCGTGGCGCGTGTGGGCCCCATTCAACTTGTTTGAAGCGCGCGGTCTGAACCTCTGCATAGCAGTGGTCACACGCCGGGCTGACTTTGGTGCAGCCGATCCACGGGTTGAAGGTGTGGGTTGTCCACTCGATACCGCTGTTTTCCGCCATTCCGTCTCTCTCCTTCTTCATTGACCCGCTTGGGGGTTAGGCTGTGGCGCGCGTCTTGCGTTGACGTCCGTCGCTGGCCCCTGTTTCCAAGGGCCAGAAAGAGGCGTCAGCTTTCGGGGGTGCCTACAAACACCGGCAATTTGGTGTTTTCATGGGCCTGCGTCACCGCTTCATCAAAGGCGGCTTCAAACACCTTTTCCGGGTTGTGCACCGACATAATGAACTTCACGCTGGAGCCGGATTTGCGGTAGCGAAAGCGCACGGCCATGCGGTAAGGCGCGCCATTCAGGAACACGGGAATTGCGATTGTGATCAGGTTCGGGATTTTGAGTGGTTGGCCGTCTGCGTCTTTGTGTTCGTTCAGGAATTGGATTTCCTGCTCCCCACTGTCGCGATTGGTCTTCACTGAAAGGTTGCTGGTTTCATGCACCTGGAATTGGCGTGACATGGACAGCAGTTCGGCCAGTTTGCCAAAACGGCCTTCCAGTTTTTGCGCGATTTCAATCAGGCGGTTTTCCCAAGGCTGATTGTTCTCCGCTTCTATGCCTTTGATCAGGGCAGGTGTTGGGTCCACCACATCAAGCGCATGGGACTCGATGAACTCGCCCATGACGTCTTTGTCCTGGGCCTGACCTGAAATCTCCATCCACGCTTTCCATTCGTCTGAAAGCGGGAAGTTGTAGATGGCTTTGTGGTGGCAGTGGCGCGCGCTGGGGTCGCCGTTTGGCGTGGTGACATCCGCTGGTGCCCCTGCGTGGTAGTCTGCAATGCAGGTCAGCGATGGGTCGCTCATGACCGGGTTGGCGAAGATCGCGGAAGTGTCGCCTTTGAAGCGGTTGGACCAGTCAATGAAGCTTTGTAGGTCTTTCGGGTTTGCCGTGCCCTTGCGGCGCATCGGTTTTAGGAACTCGGCAAGCTTGCGATGGTGTTCCGTCAGGTCTTCAACTTTTCGGCCATCTGGCAGAACCACCAGATGCGGTTGCGACATGTCGAAGTTGTCAGGGATGCTCAGGTCGGCGTGACTGCCAAGCGTCTCCATGGCTTTGCGCATGGTTTCTGCGGGATTTTCAGCGAGAATTTCTGTGTCAGACATGGTGTGCTCTTTGGTTTGATGTTGTGAATTGAAGCCGTAAGCGCGGCCTCTGGTTGGATGAAATTGGGTTAGTCGATGTCGCGCACTTCGCCGGTTTCCGGGTCGTGCGGGGTGACGTCGCGCAGGCCGGGGCGCATGCGTTTCATAAGTGGGCTGTAAAGGGTCAGATTGCCTTTATCGTCCACAAAGGCGGCGGCAGATGACGGTGGTGCTTTGGGGTGGGTGAAGTTCACCGTTGCACCCATGTCCAGGTCACCTTGCTTGCCTAGGGCATAGTTCACGGTGATCGTCATGGAGCCTTTGCAACCCTTAGCGCCGTGTTCCTCTTTGTGGTCCACCATGGCCACTTGCAGGTCTTTGTGGCCTGACTGAATGTCTTTCATAAATTCGCCATCATCAAACAGCGAAAAGAGCTGCTCAATTGTGCGGATTGCATAGGGGTCATGTTCCAACACGTCACCGGATGCGGTGGGTTCTGTTGGTGGTTTTTCATGGGTCATCACGTTGGGATTCCTCTCTATCGTGGGCGTGAAATCTTGCCGATGTGTGCGTCAAACTCTGTGCGCAGGGTTTGGAATTTTGCGACGGCGGTTGGGTTGGTGGTTAGCTCGCGGCGGCTTTGGACCTCGCAGGTCTGGCGCAGATATTCAGCGGCACCGGTTTCTGTGATCCAGCCGGATTGCAGTTTTAGCTGCACTTCAACAAACCGGTGAAACCGCTTGTCACTGCACAATATTCCGGCCTGAGTTGCAGCGGGGAGATGGTCAAAGGGAGTCCGGGTCATGCCGCCACCTTTAGGGCGTGGTTACCCCATTGATGGGCAGCGGCATCTGCAACGCCTTGAAAGGTCTTGCTGCGGATTTTCCACCGGTTGGGTCCTGGAGGTGCGCGGAAGATGGCTGACCAGCGCTTATATTCGTCGGTGCCGTGCTTGGGGGGCGTCAGTTTATTGGTAGCGGTTAGACCAGGCAGGCCACCCATGCGGTAAAAGCCGGTTGCCTTGAATGCCTTTTCACCAAACCACCACGGCTGCACAATTTGAGGGGTGGGCAGGTCGCAAATGCGCTCTTTGGCCCATTTGTGCATGACCGGGTTTTCAATCACACGCAGGGGAATCGGCGCGTTAAGGCAATCCTCAAATAGCGCGCAGGCCTCGTCAAACTCGGCAATCATATCCGCCCAGGTGCGGCCCTTGGGCAGCTTTTTGGGGTGGCTCTTGTTTGGACCGTAAAGCCACCGCTGACCGGCGCGGCACAGGCGGGTGCAGGGCGGGTGCATGACGCACAGCAAATCCCAGCGCCCTTCGTGCATCACGCGGCGCACATCGTCCTGGATATGTCGATTGGTCGGCGTGTCTGCTGGCAGAACGTCGCAAGAGAAGGCATTGAAGCCACGCGCCAAAAACGCATCACGCATTGCACCGCTAGTTTCACAGCCAATTAAGACGTTTATGTCTTTGGGAGATTTCATGCCGCCAGCGCCTTTTCATCGCGTTTCTTGACCGCCACATAGGGCCACGGCTTGCCATCGGCGCGTGCATTGGTGCGCAGGGCGTCTGCCTGATAGCGCCAGCCGCACCATGCGTAGTCCGTGCCCTTGGTTTCACCCTCGCCAGACAAATGCAGGTAGGCGCGTGTTTCGGTGTTGTAGAGGCGAATTTGGCTGTACCCATTTAGGCGGGCAAAATGGGCAGCTTGGCTCATGTTTTGATCAACGGGGGATGGCATGTGTTACCTCGCTTGATTGGGGCATTCGGGGCGCGTTGCGCCGCCGGGGCAGGCGCAGTGCGGGAATTGGGGGCAGGTGCTGTTGTCCTGATCTGTGGGCGCGTGTGATGCCGTCCCGTGAGCCAGTGGCCTGTCAGAAGTCACACGCGCCCGGTTTGGAGCGGCCCCCAGCGCCACCCCACGGACATGGAAAAGATGATTTGCAAGAGCGGCAGGCACTAGAAGAGGTCGCCACACAGGGCGCGGTGAGCGCGAGTGTCGTCATCGTCGACGGTGATCGCCTCTTGAGGGACGGTCAGTGGTGCAAGGCTGCGTTTGGCTGCCATTTTCCAGTTTCGCACTGCCTCTTCCTCTGAGCTTCCGCTGCCAAAAGTGTCGTGAAGCTGGATTTCAAATAGGTGGCTTGCGCCTGTGTTGTCGCTGGGCGGGATCAGGGTGCCACCGGTTTCGCGGGCCTCGTTTGCAAAGGCCTCGGCCTGTCCTGCGGCGTCCAGGCATTCCAGCGATAGAAGGAATTGCTGTAAGCGGGTGAATTGGGCCTGAAAGCTCATTGGATGCGCCCCGCCTTGCGGGTCACAAGCGTTTGGCCGGTTGTTTGGCGGAAGCTTGCACGGGCGCGGTCAAAGGCACGGTGCGTCAAAACCTGTTGCGCCATCTCTTGGGTTTTCAGGGAGTGCGCCGCCTCGTTGAGCGCGTCCACGTCTCCCGCCGCGACCTTCTGCAACCATTCGTCAGGCAATTCCTCTTCGGCGGTGAGTGGCAAGGCCTTCTTTTGTTCAACGCGGATGATTTTTGAAATGTTGGTCATGAAATACCTCCGATGTTTCGGTGACGTTATGTCCGATTTATCGGATAGTCAATATTTATGTCCGAAATATAGGTTAGGGCCGCGTGCGACAATCGCCTTTGGGGTGAAATGAGTCGTCTGACCTCTTGCAAAATGCAGGGGAGTTGGGGCGAAATTCCGGCGGTGCACTAAAGGGGGTAACCATGAGAACACTGGCGCAAGCTGCGAGATTAGGCCGTTTGGTGGCGTATTTGGAAGAAAAGGGATTTGATGTTGAGGAAGTGACGGACCCATCCGAAATTGCGGATTTGGTCACCGATGTCGGGAAGCCATATTTGACGCCAATGTCATCGCCTCTTCAGAATGACTTCACTGAGGGAAACATTTTGTGCCTTGTGGCAAGGCGCGACGGTGTGCCCGTTATGATGGGGTGCGCTCGCCTTGAGGATCTCGGATCGGAAACGGTTGGGCGTTATTGGTCGCGAGTATTTTCGCGGGCGTATGCCAGGGGGGAAAGTGACCGTGTGGTGGGGGCTGTTCTGCCAACGATTGAAGATGAAATACGGGGGCGGTTGGTCTATTTTGGGGACTTGTTCGTCTCTAAGGAGGTTCGCGGATCGCGTCTTGCCTTGCGCGCGTTTGTCGCAATTGGCCACTTGGCAGTTTCGCTAAAGTGGAAGCCCAACTGGACCTACTGCTTTATTAAGGAAAGCGACGGGATGTTATCCACCGCTGGAATTTATGGATTTAACCGAATTTTTGGACGCCCTTTCCAGTGGGGGATTGAACCGCCTGCGCCGCGTTCTAACAGTGAATTGCTTGTGGCTGTCTCAAGTGACGATCTGCCTGCCATGACGGGCTTGGTGATGCAGGCTGTCGAGCGTTCTGGCGCGGCGCGGGCCGGGGCTTCTTAGACGATCAGCAGTGAAAAGTTCAGAATGGTTTTGGTGCCTTCTGCGTCTTCTACATGCAGAAGGCACCTCAAAAACTCCATTCTGACCTTAACTGGTTGATTTGGCATTTGGATGCTTAAGTTTTCAATGGTTGTTAAAGTTCCAAGCTTACTAGCCTTCGCATAGTCACGCCGCCACTTATCCGCAAGTTCCCGGTCCTCTAAGGTGTCAACGGCTTCTTGCAAAACGTCTTTGTCTGCGCATCGCATTGTGATGGCTGCAAGGCTTTGCTGCCCGACTTCCTTGCATTCGAGTCTCTTGGATCTTGCATTTGGCGGGTGGTATTGATCACAGCGATCAAGCCACGGCACGAAGGCTTCAATGCGCCCACCCGATTTTGCGTAAGTTCGAAGAAGAGCATCGACGGATAGTCGATTTTCGTCCGCCTCCACTTGAGAAATTAGAGTTTCCAGGGTGTGGGTGGCGAGCGGTTTAATTGACTTCGTCGCGGTTTCAACTTTCGGAAGTTTTCTCTCTGTGGTGAGGGCATCAAGTGTCGTGTTAAGCAGCGCTGCGGCACGGGCCATTCCAAAGATACCTGGTCCTGTCTTGCTTTCATCCAGGCGGGTATCTCTCAGGATGTTATAGATCGTTTTGCGCCCAAGCCCGGCGTCCTCTGAAAACCGATACACATCATTTTTGTATTCTTCGGAGCAGGAGATGGCGTCTCCCAGTGCGGCACGAAAACCCTTCATAACTGGCAACCTTTCCTAAATTTAGGAAAGTTATATGTTGATCTTGACGGCTTCTGTCAAGGATATATTACCGTTAGGGTTGTGGGGGCGGTTTTTCACAAAAGGAGGACGGCCATGAAAATTACGCGATTTAAGTTACTTGCGCTTGGGTTATCAGAGCCTCGATTGCGCGAAATAAATGACACGATAGAGGGGATCAGTTCCCAAGAAGTGCCAGCAGACTGTCGCGCTTCTCTGGGTTCTGCTCCATCAGCTCAACTAGACGAAGCGTCTCAGGAGACATCTCAATACCAAAAATAACAAATACTGAATTTAGACTATTTGATTTACAGATATCCAAGATCGCGCCAATTGTAGGCTCGCTTCCCGTTTTCATCAGCGCCTGAACGTATCCCGGTCCCTTGTTGGACGCGAGCGAAGCGGCGCGCATTGACAGGCCAGCTTCTTTGATCTGGTCGTTCAGCCGCTGTTTGATTGCGGTGATTTCTTCACTGTTCGCTTGATTGGTCATGCCGTCATTATCCGATATGTCGGATAAAATGGCACGTCCTTAATTTCGGACATTGACTATCCGATATATCGGTCATAGCCATGTGGCATGGCAAATGATGATAACGTATGGCTTGGGCCAGTTGAGCAGCTAGAGACGGAGACGGAGGAACTTGCCGCGTCTCTTCTTGCGCGTGTTGAGTTTCTTTGCGTGAAGCGCGGGTGGTCAGAAGGCTATTTCAGCAAGTTGGCTGCCGGTGATGTCAATGTGGTGAGGCGGCTACGTGACGCGGGCAGAGTGACTGCTGCTAAGATGGCGCAAATAGAGCGCTACCTTGAGGCAGAGGGAGTTCCGACAAGTTCCGCGGCGGAGCCTGCCGAATGACCTGCGCTTGTCACTCCTCCAATTCGACACGCATCACTTGGCCACCACTTTGCGGGCGTGGCCGCGAGTCGTCTTTTTGCCCGCTAACCTCCCTGTTTAACTTGACCCGGTGTGCCTGCCTACTCGCAGCGCATCGGGTCGCTTTTTTTGACGGGGTGGCGGTATGACGGTGCATCGCAGCCTGAGCACGATTGACGCTGAAATAGTGATTGGCAGTGCAGAGTTTTCTGAGAAGCCAGAGCTATTGGAATGTCAAAGGCTTTGGTGTGAGGTGATCCGCGATGCCTTCAAAGTGGCAACAGAGCCGGGCAGTGCAGACACCTTAAGCGAGATTTTGGTGTCGCGGGATTTCTTCCGGGCGTCGGCGCATTTCTACACCATTTGCGGGCTTGGTGGTCTTGAAGGCGATTACATTTTACCGAAGGTGCACCAGCACATGTATAGCCCTGATGTTGTGGCGCGCATGGCGCGGCGCGGGGTGCATTCATGAGCATCGTGCGCGAGGTCACGATTGGCAATATCCGCCTGATCCAAGGGGACATGCGCGCGGTGTTGCCTGAGCTGATCAAGCAGGGCGTGCGTGCCGATTTGTTGGCCACAGACCCGCCATATAAGCTCACATCGGGCGGCAAGGCTTCCAAAGCCATGGGCGGCAAATTTGCGCCATCGGTCTATGACAATTCCGGTGAGTTGATGGCGGTTGTGCCGTGGGAAGACATGGCCCCGGTGATCTATCCCGCGTTGGCCGATGATGCCGACGCCTATGTCATGGCCGAAGACAAAAACATCTTTCGCGCGCACGCCGCCTTTGTTGGGGCGGGGTTTGATTATCACAGCCTTTTGGTTTGGGACAAACTCACCGCCTCGCGGACACGGTATTACCGCAAGCGGTTGGAGCATGTGCTTTACCTGTGGAAGGGCAAGGCGCGTGACATCAATTTTGGTGGCTCTGATCGCATCTTTCGTTGCCCGCGCCCAAAAAACGCGCTGCATCCGACGCAAAAGCCGGTTGATTTGATGGCGCATTACATCGGCAATTCCACCGATGCAGGGCAGTTGGTGCTTGATCCGTTTATGGGGGCGGGCACCACGCTTGTGGCGGCGGCGCAGCTAGGCCGTGCGGCGATTGGCATAGAGCTTGAAAGCGAATGGTTTGATCTGGCCTTTGAGCGAGTGGAGCAGGCCGTTTATGAGGTGTCAAAAAATGCGCCTGTGAGCGCCCATAAGGGGGCTTTGGCGGTATGACTATGCTGGCCCCCATAAGCGCGAATGCACCGGCGGTGCATTTTGACCCAGAGCCGTTTCACGTGGCAGCAAGCCGGGAACTTGCGGCCTATCCGCTGGTTGCGCCCGGTGTGTGCTTCAATCCGATGTGCTCCAGAGACTTCGCACCCAAGCGCCCATGGCAGCTTTATTGCTGCGAAGTCTGCCGCAAGGTGGGTGAAGTGGAAATGCGCAAGGTCGGCCACAAGGCCGCGCCTGCACTTCTGGCGTGGCGCATGGGCAAATATGAGCGCGACGACACCGCGCTGCGCGACCTGTCCAAAGCGGGCCGCAACTATGTCAGCAACCTGCAATCCGCGTGGTGGAATGACCGCCGCGCGCGGGCGGAAAGGGGGCGGGCATGATCGAAGCATTTCGCGAGGCCCATGGTCAACCACGAGCGCGGGCGTTCTGTTCTTCCTGTGATCGCGAACCGGAGGTTTTTGCCTGTGAGCACGAACCGTCGCGCCGCAAAAAAGTGCCAACCGTCGTGGCGGGTATGGCGCACAAGAAACTTCAAAACATGGGTTGGGTCGTCAGCGGTGGCAAGCTTCGGTGCCCGACCTGCGAGGCCAAGAGAAAGGCGGTAAGTATGGCACATGCAAGCCAAACCAAAGCGGCCCCAGCGGCGCAGCTAAATGAGCCAACACGGGCGCAAAAACGCCAGATCATGGATTTGCTCGGCGAGGTCTATGACGTTGATGCAGGGCGCTATCTCGGTGGCGATACCGATGACACCGTGGCCAGCGTTTTGGACATGATGCCGGGGTGGGTCGCGCAGTTGCGTGAGGAGTTTTTTGGCGCTGATGGTGGCAACGACGATATGGACGCTGCTTTGCGGGATATCCGAAAGGTTGTCGAAGACATCACCGAATTGCTTTCGTCCGGTCGCACGCTTGTTGAGCTTGGCACAAAGAAGCTGGAGCAGGCGCAGGCGCTGGAATCGCAAGTTGCAAAAATCAAAGTTGCGGTTGGCCCGCGCGGGCTGAAAAAGGCAGGGGTGCAGGCATGAGCGATCCAGTCAATCATCCGGCCCATTACGCTTCACATCCAAGCGGTGTGGAGTGCATCGATATCGTCGAACACATGAATTTCTCCCTTGGCAACGCTGTCAAATATATCTGGCGGGCGGGCTTGAAAGGTGACGACATCGAAGACCTTGAGAAGGCTGAGTTCTATATCAAGCGTGAGCTAGCGCGGCGGCGTACGGCCAGGGGGCAGGGATGATTGAGATCAACGCCACATCCCAAGCGCTCAGCGTGGTGCTGGAAGAGGTCTCGCAGGGCGTCAGCTACATTTACGTTGTGCCATCGCACATAGATATCGCGCAATCCATGGCATTGGCCAGCCAGCTGCGCACGCCAACCGGTAAAAACCGGAGCCGGATCATGCAATTTGGCGATGCCATACTTCGGTTCGCCCCGGCGGCCAATGATCCCACGGCAACGACGCGCGCGTGGGGAGGGTTGGTTGAAATTGACCCTGAAGTCTTTCTCGCGGTGGACAGCGCGGATGCGCAGGCGTGGCGCGGTGTGCAGTTGGTCTGCGCTTCACGGTTTGCACGCGACAATCGGAGGACGTCATGACCGAAACCAAACCGCGTTTGCAGGTGGTCGAAGACGACACGATTGCAGACTACCCGATTTCCGCCACGGTGCGCCTGGACAGTCATTTCTTTGTGCCATGGAACCTCAAACGCTGGCGAGGCAGTGAGTTTCGCCGCCATGGCTACGCGGACCCGGCGGTTGGGTTCTTTGGCATGGAACTGTTCTTTGTGGCGCAGGATGAAACACCCATCGGCACCTTGCCGGTGGATGATGACTCTCTGGCTTTTCTGTTGCGGATGCCTGTGGAGCGCTGGAAAGAGCTTAAGGCGCGGGCGCAGTCTCCGCTGCATGGCTGGTATCAGGTGCAGTGCGACAATGGCCAGATGCGGCTTGCCCATAAGGTGGTCACCGAAGTGGCGCTGGATGCCATCGGGGCCAAGGCGCGCAACGATGCCAAACACGCGGACGACCGGATGCGCAAGCGGCTCAACACCATTGCCAAGCATCTGCGTGAGAGCATCAACGGCGCGGCCATGTATGCCGACAACGAGGAGCTGGTGAATCAGATCAGTGATTGGGTGGAGGTCGCCTATCCGGGTGGCAGCGCCACGGTCAAACGCATCAAAGAGGCGCTAAATGCTTTGTCAACGCGCCGCTGAGACAGCTTCAATTTCTTCCGCCAATTCTTCCGCTGGAAGTTTTGGAAATTCTTTGCGCCGTTTTTGGAAGTTTTCGTTTCTTCCGAAAACCGCGCCGCTGAAAGGAAAGGAGAAGAAATTAAAAGAAAAAGAAACTTCCGAGGCACGGCAATAATTGGCGTTTTGGCCTGTGGATAAGTGGGATTTGCAGAGAAGGGGAAAGGCATGGATGCGGCAGCGCAGGCAGAAGGTGAAAAGCGAGTGATGGCGCTTTTGTTTGATCCGTTGGAGGGGTTGGGACTTGGTAAGCCTACCACCACCAACAAGGCGGGTTATGAGAAAATGAAGCGCATGGTGTGCGGGTGTTTGGCACATCTGACAGAGGCACAGCTTGGCGAGTTGCGCGAGTGGGCGCAGGCCCATCCCGGCGGGCCGCAAAAGGATCGGGTGCCAAATGGTCAGGTGTTGTTGGCGCGAGTGAAGGACACCACGCGGCCTACGGGTGGCAAATCGGTATCGCCGTTGATGCAGGAGGTGTTTTCCAACCAGCTTGGCGCAGATGCCATCAAAGGTGGATGGGCACCGGAGTTAATGAAGTGGTTTCGCGTCGTGCCTTTGGGCGAGCGCAAGTGGCCGCAAGGCTACACGGTGAGTCAGATCAAGAAAGACGCCTATCAGTCCATTCGGCGGCAACGGGATATTCAAATGCGCTTGGATCGACGCGACGCCATCTCGGCGGAGGATCAGGCATTCTATGACGGGCGTGAAGCGGCGATGCAGGAATGCCGCGACGTGCGCAAGCAAAACACAAAAGGGGCAGCGGCATGACGGATCAGCAGGTGATTGTGGTTGGGGCAAACGGTGTTGCACGTTTGGTTGCACGTTTGGTTGAGCAACGGGCGCAGGAAGAATCGGCGCGGATAGCGGCGGTCAAGGCGCGTGGCGCTGTCCCGCCGGAGGTTGGGCCGGATGTGATAGAAGCGCCCGCGCGTGGGCCGGTGCGCATGTCTGATCAAAGGCGCATGGTGCGCACGGATGGCGGTGGCATGGTTCGGGTGCATGATGGCTATCAGGGTCGCAAGACATTGCACCGGGCCGATGCCTTTGACGTGATCCAAGCTAAGGCCCGTGCCGCCCATACCAAGGCCACGCGCAAGGCAGAGCAGGCAGGGCAGGCCGTGCCGGTGTGGTGCGCACCGTTCTCGCCTGGTCAGGTGGCTATGGGGCGTCATTACCGTGATCTTGTGGAGCGATGGGAGTGCGCGGGCGTCAAGTGTTCGTCGCTGGAAAGCCTGTCACAGGGCAGCAGCGGCACGGGTGGCGATTTCATGGATGCGGTGTTGGCGGACGGGCAGCGTGTCGACTTGCTGCGCCGTCGCATTGGCACGGGTGTTGCGTTGGCGGTGCGCCGTGTGCGTCCAACCAATCGCCATAAGCGCGGCTTGATCCTAGATCGCTACCTTGTGGATGCGGTGTGTCTTCGAGAGAAGAGCGTCACGGATGTGTTGCGCGCCAGTGGTTGGGTCAAGGACGGGCAGAGCGCCAAGGGTGAACACGTGAAGGCGTTGGTTGCTTCCTTGGGCGTTGCTTTGGACCGTATGGCGGGGCCAATGCGTTGCCCACGCATGGCATCGGCGGCGTTTGGCGGTGGCTGTGTTCCGCTGTTTGAGTGAGTCGCGGCACTGTGTTGGAAGTGATTGACATTTAGTTGTTTGGTAACAGGTGGTTATAAGATAGTTATTGACGCCAAAGTCGTCAGCCCCTTACTAAATATGCATCATCTACAAGAACGCCCACGGGAAACCGTCGGGCGTTTTGCTTTTGAAGAGCACGATCCGACAGCCGGAGTGGTGCCCGACGGAAGCACTGAAGTGAGCGCTGGCCGGATGAGATGCTGCTACGGCGGCGCGCTGGCGTTCACGACATTCAAGTTGGTGAGGGAGCAGGACATGGGACGCCTATCGGGTCGTGGCCTTCCGCCTCGTCTTGGCCGGGAGCCTTCCCGGTTTGGGACAGCTCCCAAATCAGAGGCGGATCGAAGTCGCCAGCGTGATGCCACGCAAGCATGGCGCGCCTGGTACAAGACATCGAAGTGGCAAAAGTTGCGGCGCATCATTCTGAAGCGTGACGGCTACATCTGCCAGAAGACGGGCGTCGCCTTGGTCGGCAAGTATCCTGCGCCTAATAGCCCGGTGGTCGACCACAAGGTTCCGCACCGTGGTGATCCAGATCTGTTCTGGGATCAGGACAATCTTCAGGCTGTCTCAAAGGCCTACCACGACACAACGAAACAGAGCTTGGAGAAGCGCGGTCTCGCATAGGGAGGGGGGGGTGAAAAGTCCCCAACCTGCCAAAGCCCAGACCCGCACTCCTAGCTGTCGGAGATTTTTTTTCGTGAGTGATGAAAATCAGACTGTTGTAGACCTGTTCGGCAATGAACGATATCTCACGCCTCGAACCAAAGGGCGTCCGGCATTTGAGTGGACGGAAGAAAACTCCAATAAAGTCAGTATGTTACTGGCGATGGGGTGGAGTAATGACCGGATTGCGGGGTGTGTCCTCGATCCACGGACCGGTAAACCGATTAGTGTGCCCACTCTAAAACGGCATTTTAGATCCGAGCTAAAGGTTCGCGCCTTTGCACGAGATCGCTTGCTGGCTCTCCGCCTTATGCAAACTTTCGATCAGGCGGAGAACGGAAACGTAGGTGCGCAGCGTTTGTTTGATCAGATGGTCGCAAGAAACGATCTTATGAGTGCTGAAGATCGCGTCAAAAATCGCGCCAAAGACAACTCGCCCCCAAAGCCGGTGGCGTTAGGGAAGAAGGAGCAAAATGCGTTTGACGCTGAAGAGGCGGAAGCGCGTTTGTCGGAAGAACTGAAGGGGGAAGCCGGTGCCGCTCGACCAAATTGAACCGGCTCCAAGATTTGCTTGCCCTGATTGGTGGGAGAAGTTGCAGCGGGGCGAAACGCCGATGGCGGATGTTCCGGTCAATGACGATCGGGCGGCTCGGGCGCTCGCCTTCTTCAACCGCCTTCGATTGCCAGACGTACCTGGCAATCCGCGCTTGGCCGACGCTTGCGGGCCGTGGTTCAAGGACATTCTCATTGTCTTTCTGGCCAGTGAAGATCCCGAAACTAAAGAACGCCTAGTTTGGGAATTGCTGTGTGCGGTCCCAAAGAAGAGCTCAAAATCGACCTATTCGGCAGCGCTTGGAATTACTGCGCTCTACATGGAAGAAACACCAAACGGCCAAATGCTGTTGATCGGTCCCAGTCAGAACATTTCTGCTCGATGCTTTGACCAGGCACAGGCGATGATTGAGCTGGACGACGATCTTGTGCAGATTTTCCACGTTCAGGATCACCTGAAGAAGATCACGCGCAAAAAGACCAAAACAGTGTTGGAGGTCAAAACCTTTGACACCGGGATTATCACTGGCGAGATCCCGATCCTGACAATCATCGATGAGGTGCACGAGCTCGGAAAGAAGGCAAAAGCGGCAAAGGTGATGCAGCAGATCCGTGGGGGTGGGATCACGCAAACTGGCGGTCAGCTTTTGATGATCACCACCCAATCCGATGAGCGTCCTGCGGGTATCTGGAAGTCTGAAATCGCAAAAGCCCGGCGTATTCGGGACGGCGAGGCTGGGCCAAAACCAATCATGTTGCCTGTGCTGTATGAGTTTCCGATCGAGCTTCAGAAAGACGAAATGTTTTGGCGGGACGTCAAGAACTGGCACTACGTGCTACCCAATCTTGGGTGGTCGATTAATCTCGACCGTTTGGAAGCTGACTACGTCAACAATGGGTCAGTAGACAAAGAGAAGGAACAGATCTGGGTCAGTCAGCACCTCAATATTGAGATTGGCATTGGCCTGAAAAACGATCGCTGGACTGGTGCCGATTTTTGGGAGGGCGCAGTTCATGGTTTGACGTTTGGGGAACTGCTTGAACGAAGCGAAGTGATTACTGCCGGAATTGATCCGGGCGGACAGGATGACCTCCTTTCGTTTTCTCTGATTGGCCGCAACCGCGACACGGGCGCTTGGATGCATTGGGCCAAACATTATGCTGATTTTATAGTTTTGGAACGTCGCAAATCGATCGCGCCAGAGTTGGCCGATTTTGAGAAAGATGGCGATTTGCTCATGGTTCACGATCTCGAAGAAGAGGCTTACAGCGACATTGCCAAGATGTGCGCCGAGGTCAGGGATCTTGGGCTGTTTCCAGAGGAAAACGGCATCGGCATCGATGGCGCGGGAAAAGCCGCAAACCTGGCGGTAGATGCGTTGGAAGAAGAAGATTTTGATGCCGCGAAACACCTTCAGGCGATTAGTCAAGGTTACCGGTTGAACAACATCGCAGCGACTGTGGCGGTGAAGTTGAAGGGCGGGTCATTCCTGCATTCTGGCCAAGAGATCATGTCTTGGTGCGTGGAGAACACAAAAATGTATCAACGAGCGAATGCCGAGTATCCCTCCAAAGAGGAAAGCGGCGGGGGCAAGATTGATGGCACCATGTCGCTGCTTGACGCCGCTGAATTGATGTCTTGGCATCCAAAGGCAGCGCCACGCGTTGACTTTGATGGGTTCTTGGCGAAACCGGTGATGGTTGTATGATTAAGTTTCTGAAGGCAGCCATACGTGGGGTGAAGGCAGAGTTGGCGGCGGGCGAGAGTGGCTGGGTCACTCTTTCGGCTACAGATGCCTTGTCTGCGGGTGGTTATGCCTCCCACGCGGGCAAATCCGTGTCGCCGAAAACGGCGATGGAAGTCTCCGCTGTCTGGGATTGCGTGCGAAAGACATCCGAAGTGGTTTCTACATTGCCAGCGTCTCTTTATGAGCGGCAGGCAGATGGCTCCAAAGTTCGCATAGACAATGATCTGTCTGACATCTTGACCCGCGCACCAAATACCAGCCAAACCGCGACGGAGTTCTGGGAAGGTGGGACTGCACAGACGGTTTTGCGCGGCAATGGATACTCTGAGCGATTGCTAATTAAGGATCGGTTGGTTGGTTTACGTCCGCTCTTCAATGTGACGCCAAAGCGTCTGCCTGGTGGCGGTTTTAGCTATCGGGTGGTGGATCGCGGCAAATCCTATGAAATGCCGGCAAGCAAAGTGTTTCATCTTCGCGGCTTTGGTCCTGGTGATGGCCTCGGCATGTCAGCGATCGCCTATGGAGCCAATTCGATAGGTGCTGCTTTGGCAGCGGATGAGACTGCTGGGTCCGTGTTTTCAAACATGATGATGGCCGCAGCGGTCCTGGAATCTGATCAAGGACTGTCATCTGATCAGCGCGATCAGTTGCAGGAGATGCTGTCCACATTTGTAGGATCCAAGAAGGCCGGTAAAACACTGGTTTTGGAGGCAGGACTCAAACATCGCGCTGTCCAAATGAACCCTGAAGACGCGCAGCTCCTGGAGACACGCCAATTCGGTGTCGAGGATGTTTGTCGTTGGTTTGGTGTTCCTCCGATTGTCATTGGCCATGCGCCCAAAGGGCAAACCATGTGGGGCAGTGGCGTTGAAGCCATCATGCTGAGTTGGCTGACGTTGGGAATTAATCCGCTCCTGAAGCGCATTGAAGCCAGGATCGCAAAAGACCTGATCCCACCTTCCAAGCGCGGCAAATGGGTTTTTGAGTGGAACCGTGAAGGCATGCTGCAGATGGACAGCAAGGCAAAGGGTGAGTTCCTCTCGAAAATGGGCAGCTCTGGCACGATGACAGCAAATGAGCGCCGGTCGAAGCTGAACTTGCCGCCTCACGATGATCCTGCGGCTGACAGCCTCACAGCACAATCGGCTTTGGTGCCGCTCGAAGATCTCGGAAAGGACAAGACATGAGCTTGCGTGACCTGCCCGCCGTTGCGGTGCCAACAAAACCTGCTGTGCGTACAGAGGTGACAGAGAAAGCGGTCAATCGCTGGAACCCGGATGTCCGTGCTGCATCAACCGGTGGAGATGAGCGGACACTCTCGATTTTGGAGCCGATCGGCGAAGATTGGTTTGGTGACGGTGTGTCCTCCAAGCGCATTGCGGCTGCTCTGCGCCATTTGGGGCCCGGACCAGTTACCGCAAACGTAAACAGTCCGGGCGGCGACTTCTTTGAAGGGCTGACAATTTACAATTTGCTGCGTGAACACGACGGTGAAGTGACAATTAAGATCCTCGGCATGGCAGCGTCGGCAGCGTCGATCATTGCCATGGCTGGCGATACCATTCAGATGGCGCGCGCCAGCTTTATGATGATCCACAACACTTGGGTTTTGGCTGCGGGCGATCGGCACGCGTTTCGCGATGTTGCAGATTGGCTTGAACCGTTTGATCAGGCTGCCGTGAGTATCTACGGCGCGCGCACTGGTATCGGCGAAAAAGAGCTGGGCAAAATGCTGGATAAGGAAACTTGGATCGGCGGAGACGCGGCGATCGATAAAGGGTTTGCTGACAGCTTGCTGGCGTCCGATGAAATCGCTGCAGAGGCGCAAAACGCCACGGAGCTTTCTCCCAAAGCTGCCCAAAAGAAACTGGATCTGGTTCTCGCAACCGGCAACCGGATCCCAAAGTCTGAGCGCCGCAACCTGCTGGCCGCTTTGAAAGGGGGCAAGTCTGGCGCTGCCCCAACCGGCACGTCTGGCGCTGCCGTTTCCGACTTGGCGCAAAAGGCGCTGGATAAAATCAACTCAATGTAACGGAGAAATCCAATGCGAAAACTCGCAATGCCCGCCATTTCTGTGGCGGCACTCGCAGCCACGTGCCCAAACGGTGTGATTGGCTCCCCGCTGTCAGATGCTGGTGACGCTGAAACCATGCTGGTTGAAGTGAACCAAAAGCTGGACAAACTGAACGGCGAAGTGAAACAGACCGCTGAGACCGCGCTAAAAGAAGCGAAGGATGCTGGTGAGGTGTCTGCAGAGGTGAAGCAGACTGCCGACAAACTGCTGAGCCAACAGACCGCAATGAACAAGGTGGTCGAAGACCTGAAGGCCTTGGTCGAAGGCATGGACGGCAAGGTCAAAGACGTCTCTCAGCAGGTTGCCGAGGGCATGCCTTCCGGCAGCTCGGTGCAATCGTTCGGTCAGGCTGCGGTGGCTGCGGCCGGCGATCGTCTGCAGGCCTATGCTGGCGGTACTCTGACTCTGAACGTGGAAAACGCCATCACCACTGCTGCAGGCTCCGGTGGTGGCATGATTTTCCACACTGAAGAGCGAGATCCGGTCGAGATGGCGCGTCGTCAGCTGAAAATCGTCGACTTGATTAGTCGCGGTTCTACCGACACCGACAAGGTGAAATATACCAAACAAACCACCCGTACCGATGGCACCAGCATGGTGGCAGAGCAGGGCACTTATGGTGCCAGCAGCTATGGCTGGTCCAAAGCCGAAGCCGATGTGCGCAAAATTGGCCATATCACCCACATCTCGGAAGAGGCGATGAAAGACGCCGCGCAGCTTCAGACGATGGTTGATACTGAGTTGCGATATGGCTGTGAGTTGAAGTTGGAAACGCAAGTTTTGGCTGGTGACAATACTGGCGAAAACCTGGGCGGCTTGCTCCCCAACGCAACCCCATTCTTGGCTGCAAACGGTTTGCCAAATGCCACCCGCATTGATCGTCTGCGCCTGGCCATTCTGCAGGTGGCGCTGGCGGACCATGTGGCTGACGGCATCACCCTTAACCCAACCGATTGGGCGGCGATCGAGTTGCTTAAAGACGGCAACGGTCGGTTCATTTGGGGCAACCCGGGTACTGGCAACGGCCCAACGCTTTGGGGCAAGCCTGTTGTGGAAAGCAACAGCATGTCGGCAGGCGAATGGCTGGTCGGCGCGTTTAAAATGGCGGCGACGCTTTATCTGCGCTCTGACGTGGAAGTTCTGATTTCGTCGGAACACGGCACCAACTTTGTCGAAGACATGCTGACCATGAAGGGACGCATGCGCGCCGCGCTTGCAGTGAAGCGTCCAGCATCACTGGTGACTGGCGACTTTACGTTTGTCTGATCAGTCTGGTCGATAACCTGACCAGGGCAGTTGGCTGCCCTGGTCCGCAACCAAGAGAAAGAGCTGCGATGTTTATCAAAGTAAAATCAAGCCGTGACACCTCGGCAGGTCTGTTTCGCGCGGGGCTGGTTTATGATCTGCGAAAGGCGGATGCCAAAACCTTGGATGCAGTGAAACCACATCTCACTGATGGGGGACCATTCAAAAAGCTGTCTGCGAAAGCTGCCGAAAAAGCCTCCAAAGAGTCCGTTGTGACTTTGGGCCCGTCAGATGAAGTTACCGGGGGTGATGCCCCAGATATGCCTTTGGCAACCGATGAGACGGCTGGTGACGACACGCTTGGATCAACGTTTTCTGAAGAGGAAGTTTCTGGCGGCGACGCTTCAGATGGCTCTGTTTCCGAAGGCGATCAGAGTTGAGTAAGCCGGATCTCGATGCGCTCAAGCAGGTCGTCACAGCCACAGATTTTGATGACGATGACGATCTGCTGACGTCTTTCTTGGACGCGGCTTGTGCCCATGTGGAGACCTTCCTTCGCCGGAACTTGGCGACGGATTTTCCAGGAGGCTGGCCGAAACCCATTGCCCAAGCTGCACTCCTTTTGGCAGCGCATTTTTACGAGCATCGTGGGCAGTTATCCGAGGCATCCGAAAGTGGGATGCCAACAATGGTCAAAGATCTGTTGGCCGGGTATCGGAGTTTGGCGTGACCGATGTTCTCCTGCGTGAACGGATCTCCTTCGAAGAGCTGGTACCTGGGGCTGAAAGCACGCTTGGCAACACCCAGAAGACGCCAACGCATCGTTTCTATCGCCGCGCTTGCTTCCTGTTTCTGCGAAGCGGAGAGGGTGTCTTGGCTGGGCGGCTATCGGGCACGCAAAGCATCGTGATGACCGTGCGTAGGTCCGCTGCCGTTGCCGCGATCACCACGACGCAAACAACCAAATGGCAGATCCGCGATAAGACCACAGACATTGTCTACAACATCAAGGCGGTTGAGCCGAACCGGGAAAAGCCGCGCCAACTGATCGACTTCCTTTGTGTGAGCACGTCGTGAAGGTAGGTTTTGACATGCAAGGGCTGCGCGACATCGAGGACGCGTTGGCGGCTCTTCCTAAAGCCACATCTAAAGCGGTGGTGCGTCGGTCTCTCAAAAAGGAGCTGCAGCCGGTGGCGGACATGGCCAATGCGCTCTGGCCCGGAGCGGATGACTCTGCCTTTGCAGTATCGGCAAGGGTCAAACGCACGCAGCCGCAACCAAGTGAAAGTGCCTTTGGAGTGTCCATGTTCGTGGGCAATACACAGGCTGCTCCGCATGCCCATCTTTTGGAATGGGGTACTGCACCCCGTTATCACGAGAGCGGAAAATACGTCGGTGCGGTTGCGCCGCAACCCATGCTGACGCCCGCTTGGGATACGCGAAAAGATCAGATTTTGTCCGGTCTCGCAGCCGCTCTGCGGGCTGAAATTGCCGCCACGGTTTCGCGTCGCGCAAAGAAAGGTCTGTGATGCAGGCACATCTAAAAACACTGCTCGATGGGGTTCTTTCGTGCCCGATAAAGTGGGGGTTTTTCCGTGATGGCGAAGCCCTTCCGCGAGTGACACTCACCCAAATGGGCGGCAAGCGAGATCACACACTGAACACCAAAGGGCTGATGCGGTCGACGGTCCAAATTGATTGCTGGGCTGAAGGCTACGACGAAGCCAAGCTGACAGCCGTCGCCGTGCGCGGCGTTCTGGAGGGCTATCGGGGTGCGCCAATTGTGTTGGCGCGACTGACTGCTGAGCGAGATCACGACGTTGCAGACGCATCCCAAGCCGCACGCGTTTCAGTGACCTTCGCTGTGACGCATCGAGGCTAACCAAAACCCACCCATTTGAGGAGAAGAAGATGTCCAAAGACAAACCCGCTGCGGCGGATCCAAAACCTGTGCCTACTGTTGTCACCGTCAAAGGGGTGAAGTTGGGGCGCCTTCCGCTTGAATCCGGAAAGCCAGGCCATCCCGTTGCATTCTTCAAGGGTGAAGTCCCGCCAGTTGATAGCACCCTCAAATTCACGCTGGAAAATGGCGTGACCTATGCCGGCATCGTCGTCGAAGCAGTCGAAGCTGATGGCGAGGTCATGACCGAGTTCAAAGGCGGGCTGACCCCGCTTTCCAAGAAATAGGCGCTGCCTATTCCCCTGCGCCCCCGCGGCGCTTTTTCCAAACCTGAAAGGAGACTCAAATGGGTCATCAAACTGCCAGCGGGGTAACGCTGGGCATTTACCTAACGCCGCCCGCTTCTCACACCGAGGCCGGATTCGACGCGCTAACTTTCATCCCCGTTGGTGAAATCACCAATGTGGGTGAATTTGGCAAAGAGTGGGCGCTGGTCACGCACAACCCGCTCGCGTCTCGCGGCACCAAAAAGGGCAAAGGCTCTTTCAACAACGGCACGCTGAGCCCGTCGCTGGCACTGGACCCTGGCGATGCAGGCCAGACCGCCATGAAGACGGCGCGCGACAGCGACGACAACGCCTATTTTGCAGTCACGCTGCAGGACGGGACGGTGTTCTACCTGGAGGGCCTCGTGATGTCGTTCAAGCCAAACATCGGCGGTGTTGACGACGTTGTGACAGCGACCACGTCTATCGAAATCCAGCCAAGCGAAATCATCGAAAAGACGGTTTAAACCGCTTCTTGATGGTGGGCCGGGAGGAAGGTGGTTCTATCCTCCCGGCCCAAATGAACCTGAACCATTACAGAGAGATACACCATGGACTTCACTCAATTTGACTCTGTCAAACGCGCTGAGAGCGGCTTTGATTATCACATCAAATGTGCAGCCACAGGCAAGCCGCTGTTTGACAACTCGGATGACATCTATGCGGACAATGGCAAGCCTTGTCTGGTTACGCTGAAAGGTCGTGAGGCCGCGTCTGTTCGGGCCGCTCTGCGCGAAGCTGGCAAAGCCCGCGCCCTGGCGGAAAAAGACAAAGGCGACGAGGACGAAGAGACTTCTGTGAACTTTGACGAAGTGCATGATCTGATGGTGACCGCTGGGTGCATCATGATCAAAGGCTTTAAGAACATTGACCGGGAAGAGCGTCCCGCAAAAGCCAAAGATGCAGATTGGTTTTTGAACCTGAATCGGTTCACCGGACCCAGCGAGTTCAAATCCTTCGTTGAGCAGGTGACTGAGGCTGCCAATGATCGGGCGCAAGTTCTGGGAAACGCCTCGAAAGGCTGACGCTGTTTGCCCGGCAATTGGGTTTTCTGGATGCTGCCCCAGAAGAGTGGGGCGGGCTGACACGTCGAAAGATGTGGGAACGCGAAAAGCTTGATCTGGCGTTACCGGACATCTCAAGGGTCAGCTTTATACTTGAGTGGCTTGGCTCCGAATGTCTTGGGTGGTTCACCCAGGATGGTATGGGGGGCTTACGTCCAATCTCCTGGGGAGAAATGGACGCCTTCGCGCGTCTGACCCAAACTGACTTTGAGCCGTGGGAAGCTGAGCAGCTGCGCAAATGCAGCGCGGGCTATGTGGCCGGGTACAATCTCGGGCGCCAACCTATGGTCGTTTCGCCTGCATATGAGGATCGCCCGGATGATGATCCTGGCGTTGCTGTTGAGCGAAGACGCGTGTCTGAGCAGATGAAATCCGCATTAAGCGGGCTTGCAAAAAAATAGGGACGGGCGATGACAGTTGCCCGTCCAAAAGCTTCCACAGCCCACTGTGGCGCAATCTTACAAATTCCAAAATTTTCTACGATCTGACCTCCTTGGCCATGAGCTGAAGGGGTGTTCTGTGGTAGCGGAGAGGGCAACCTTTATGTCGATTGAAATCGGTGCAGTCCGGGCGTCAGCCCACTTTGACACCGCCTCTTTTGTGACAGGTGCCAAGAACGGCATTTCTGCCATGTCGTCATTTAAGGCTGGTTTCAAAAGCACCACTCGCGAAGCTGTCCGGGACGCGGAGAGGATGGCGGCGGCCTGTGGCGCGAGCTTCAAAAGCACATCGTCAGCCGCTCAAAAGCAAGTCGACGCACTGGCTGGTGTTGATCGCGCCAACAAAAAAACCTCGGCCTCTACGCGCGCTTGGGTCGGTGCGCTGAACAAACAGGCGCAGGCATTTGACCGTGTGCGGGCCTCTGTGGATCCTGTGTTTGCGGCGTCCAAGCAATACGAAGCTGCCGTTGATGATGTAAAAGCATCGGTCCGTTCTGGCATTGCCTCTCAGTCTGAGGCCAACCGGGTTATTGATCAGGCGGCGCAGAAATACCTTGGCTTGGTGCCTGTGAGTGAGCAGGCAGCGCGCGCCCAGGAAAAAGCCGCCAAAGCAGCCCAGACCGCCCGAAGCACCTACGAGCAGTCCCGCGCCAGTCTGGATCCGCTGTACGCGGCTTCAAAACGGTATGAGGCTGTTTTGCGGCAGACCAAGGCGGCGCTGGCCTCCAAAGCCATTAGTCAGGCAGAGGCAAATCAACTGCTGGCCTTGGCAGAAAGCCAGTATCTGGGCACGGGTGCGGCTGCGATGCAGTATGGCAAGCAGACCAAAGTTGCCACACATCACACGGCCAACCTGGCTTTCCAGTTCAACGACATTGGCATGATGATGGCGGCAGGGCAGAACCCCTTCATGCTGGCAATGCAGCAAGGCACACAGGTGTCGCAGGTGCTGAACCAGATGGGCGGCGGCGTGAAGTCCATTCGGGGCATTGGTGCGGCGTTTCTCCAAGTGATCAACCCGACGTCTTTGGCGACGTTGGGGATCATTGCTGGCGCGGCGGCGCTCGGCCAATGGGCAATGTCTGCATGGCAAGCCGAAGACAACGCAGAGGCGGTCAAAAAACGCATCGAAGAGCTTCAAGATGCGATATCTTCCTTGTCCAGCATCTCTCAGGCCTCAGCAGCGGATCTCGAAGTGTATCTCGCAGAAGCCTTTGGCCGGACGTCCGAGAAGGTCCAGGCGCTGATTGATGACCTAAAAGAAGCTGAGTTCGCCACAATTAGCCGTCAAATGCGGGTTTTTGTTGAGGACGGCACCGAGGGGCTCAATGAGCTTTCCGGCGCATGGGATGTGTTTCAGACGTCTCTGGTAAATGGTGCCGCCATCGATCAGGGTTATTTGAATGAGCGCATGGCCGTTATTCATGCCTCCAAGCTCAGCTTGTCTGAGTTCTTGCAGCTTCAGAAAGAATACCAAGACGTCCTCAATGCCACGAGCGCCGACCAGCTGGTGTCCGAAATCTCCGAAGCGCGGGATTTGGCGGTTCAACTTGGCGGGCCTGTCGGGAATGCAGTGGCAGATCGATTGCTGAAAGCGGCCGAAGAGGGCGGCTTGCTCAACCGTGTGCTGGGTGCTGCTGCAGGTCAATCAGATCGGATTGCCTCCAGCGCCCATGACGCGGCTTCCGGCTTCCTACAAGCGGCCAACAATGCAATGGCGATGCAGCAGGCGATGGCCTCACTCAGCGTTCCCTTCTCCGATGCGATGTCTGATCTAGATTTCGAAGTCGCAACGGCTGGGATGAATGCAGCCGACAAGCTGGTGGCCACTCGTGTGCGCCGCCTAGAAGAAACCATGCACTCCGCGTCTGAGACGGCCTTTGGTTTTGACTACGGTTTGACCTCGGAACAGAAGGCGCAGTTGGCGGATTATGAAACCGCGCTGCGTGGCAACGCCGCTGCCTTGACCACTGTGTCCAAGGCGGGCGGGAAGGCCTCTAAGGCCAGCAAGGATGCGCTGTCTGATCTGCAGGCGGAGCTTCTCCATCGCCGTAAACTGTTGGAGCTTCAGGGGGCCCAGAAGCAGCAATTCGAGGCGCTTACAAAAGTCCAAGAGCGTCTCGGAAAATCGGCCAGCAAAATGACCTCGACTCAGGTCGCGGGTTTGGCGGGTCAGCTTGTTGCCCTGGAAAACCATGAAGCCGCGCTTGAACGTATCAACGGCTTGCAGGGGCAGTGGTCTGAGCAAATCACCCGAACCGCCTTTGAGAGCGGCAATATGGGCGACGTGATTGAAGGCATGTTGAAGGACATCGCTTTTCAGTTTGCGAGCGCCAAAATCGTGCTGCCAGTCATTGCGTCGATTTCGAGTGTGATTGGTCTTGATCGGCTGATTATGGGCGGTGCCGGGGCCAGTGTTGCTGGTGGCGCGGCAACTGGCGGCGGTGGAGCTGGTTTGTTTGGCAGTCTGTTGGGCGGCAGCGGCTTGCTTAGTGGCATCGGAGGTGGGTTTCAGGCTGCCATGGGACTTGGTGGTTTCGCCAGCGGTGGGCTGTTCAATATTGGGGCCAACGCGGCGGCGGCTTCCGCCATCACTGGCGCGAGCGGGTTTCTGTCCATGGTTGGTGCGGCCATTCCAGTGCTTGGCATTGCGGCTGTCGCAATCTCTGCCCTGATTGGCAAAACCAAGGTTTTGAATAGCGGGCTGCGCATCACCGTCGATGAATTTGATGCGCTCATTGAAAGCTTCGCCACCAAAAAGAAAACACGTCTGTTTGGTCTGATCAAAAAGACTTGGACGGATGCGTCGGAACTGGACGCAAAAGATGCAGCTCCGATTATTCGCGCGATTGCTGACGTCCAGGGCAACATCGTGGAGATGGCGGCCAGCTTGGATGTCGGCAAAGACGCATTCAAGCGCTTCAAAACCACAGTGGACGTCTCTTTGCAGGGTCTGTCAGACGAAGAGAAGGCCAAAGCAATCCAAGATGCCTTGCAGGGTATCGGCGATGAAATGGCGTTGTTGGTGCCTAAGCTGGAGCGTTTTCAGAAGGATGGAGAGTCGGCCTCTTCGACGCTTCAGCGTCTAAGTGCAAGCTTGAGTGCTGTGCAGCTGGTCGGGGACACTTTAGGGCGCGCCTACACCCACACTGGTGTGAACGCCGCTGCAATGGCCTCTGACATCGTCGAAACCTTTGGCGGTCTTGAGGCTTATTTCAGCGCGACAACCGCTTATCACAGTGCATTCTATACCGACGCCGAAAAGCTGGATACGCTGGCACGGCAGTCTGCGGATGCTCTGGAAGCAGTGGGGCTGGCTCTCCCAAAAACTCGGGCGGAATACCGGAAAATGGTTGAGGCTGCCAATTTCTCCAAAGCCAGTGGACGGGAGGCCTATGCGGCGCTGATCAGCCTTTCTGGAGCCTTGGATCAATTGGTTCCAAGCCTGGAAAGCGCAACAGCGCAGATGCACAAGCTTATTTCAGGTAGCGCCGTCGACACAGAAACCGTTAACTCCTTTGGGGGCATGGATGCGTGGCGCTCCGCGACTGAGGCGTTTTATAACGGGTTCTTCTCGGACACAGAGCGCTTCCACATCTTGAGCCGTCAAACCCAGCGCGCGGTTGCGGATCTGGGCCTTGCCATGCCCGAAACACGTGAGGAATTCCGTGCGATGGTCGCCGCCATTGACGTGACCACGGAAAAGGGGCGCGAGATGTATGCGGGGATGATCAGCCTGGCCGGGGCCATGGATCAAATCTTGCCAACCATGGAAGACGTCAGCGCGGTTGTGTCCGGGTTTATGGGCGGCACGTCCTCGCTGGTGTCCACAATGATCTCGGAGACCAATTCTCTGATCAGCGCCTCTCAGCGCGCCGCAGAGGGCTGGTACGGGGTGGCCGACAACCTGCGCAGCCTGATCGTTCAATTGACAAATGCCAGCACCTCTACCGCGTCCCCATGGGAGAAACTGGCCACAAACCAGGCCCTGGTCGAAAAGCTGTTCCTGCAAGCGCGGGGCGGGGATGTTGATGCGGCGCGCGGCTTTGGCGGGGCTGCCAAGGATTATCTGCAATCAGCTTTGGCCACGGCGGGCAGCTTCGCGGACTACCAACGCATTGAAGCGCAGATCCGCGCGCAAGCGCAAATGCTGGCTGGGATCAGCGAACTTGAAGGGGCGTCACAAGACGTGATCGTTACCCTGGCACAGCAACAGCTTGGCGTGCTGAATTCGCTGAACAACTATCTGCAATCGACCGATGAGATTTCCCCGGATGATTTGGATGGCTTCATTGGCACGCTGGAGGGGCTGGAAGAGGCCATCAAGCAGGCAGAGATGTTCAGCTATGATTTCCTGCAAGAGCGCCTGAACGTCACCGTTGATCTGATTGCCACCGCAGATGTGCCAAACGCCGTACGCGCGCTGATGGAAGCGGGCACCGACGGCATCCACAGCACCATCAACTTTGCGGTGATGGATGACGAATTGACGCCAGACCTACGCTGGCTGGCCGTCACACAAGCCTCAGAACACCTGTCGACGATCAACTTTGCCTTGGGGGATGAATTGACCGGCTGGCCACGTCGGCTGGCGCTTATGTCCTCTGGGTCGATCACCCGCACAGTCAACGCCGTCTTGCGCCATGGCCTGTCCCATGAGGAAATGCGTTTGGCTCTTGCTGGCAGCTCCGAGCTTGCCCGCGTGGTCAATGTGAGCTTGGGGGAGACGGACCCTTACGCCTTGCACTTGGCGCTTAGCAACGTGGGTGCTTATGCGGTTGCTGTGAAGGCGGCCCTGGATGCATCGCCAGACATCCGCAAGATCGTGTTTGGCGGTGCAGGATCCTATGCGGTGATGGTTGAGGCTGCGCTGTCGTCAGACATTCACGAAGCGTCCCGGCGCATCCTGTTGCAGGAGCAGGGCGTCTACGCCGTCAACATCACCGCGACCCTGGCGCAGAATGTGCCGGATCAGGTCAAAGCCCTGTTGTTGAATGCCAACACAGAAGGGCTGCACGCGGTCACAGTTGGCTGGACCTTCAAGGATAAGCTGACGTGGAAAGAGCGGCTTGCACTGATCGAGGATGGCCGCAGCATTTTGCAAACCATAAACCTCGCCACCAACCAAGTGGGGATCGATGCCGCCGACCTTGTGATGCTGGAGCAGCTGTCTATTGGCGATGGCACGGTGAACAGGTTCATTCACACGGCGTTGCAAGGCACCTTGGGGTTTGGCGCATTTGAATTGAACTATCTTGCGCAACTCTATGCCGGTGCTGGCACCACATGGCGGGGCATCAAGGCCGGAGTACACGGCGGTCAAAACATCGGCACTTTCGGGCATCGCTATCTGAACCAACTTGCCAGTGGCCCTGGCCTGATTTGGCGCGGCGTCAAAGCCAGCGTGTCCGGGGTGCCGACTGGTAAGGGGGCAAATGGCCAATATCTATCGCAGCTCTTTGATGGTGCTGGGTCAGTGCAGCGCGCCATCAAGGGCGGCGTCGTGTCTGTGCCCGCCGGAAACGGAATCAACGGGCAATATTTGCGGCTTTTGACCAAAGGTGAGGCGCAAACCGTTCGTAACGTGAAGGCGGGCATTCGCGGTGTGCCAACCGGCAAAGGGGCAGGGGCTGCCTATCTGGCGCAGTTGGTTCGAGGTGATGGGCAAACAGATCGGTCCATCAAGGCTGCGGTTGTTGGATCTTCTGGTGTGCACAAATGGGGCCAAAACTATCTCGGCCAGCTCTTTGTTGGTTCTGGTGTGGTTGCGCGCAAGCTCAAGGCAGGCGTTACCGGATCGGGCGCAATTGGCAAATTTGGCTGGAACTATCTGAGTCAGTTGAACGCCGGTGCCGGCACCACTTTGCGCACAGTGAGTGCAGGCGTGACGGGTGGCGGTGCGCTTGGCAAATGGCAAAGCTCTTATCTGAGCCAGCTTTATCAAGGGGCCGGATCTACGCGCCGCGCGGTGCTGGCAGCCGTGGATGGCAAGGGTGTGGGCGCGTGGGGGAAAAACTTCCTAGAGGTTCTGTTTGAGGGTGGTGCAGACGTTCCGGGCACTCTGAACGGCAAAGTCAATCTCAGCGCTTTGACTGGTCGCGGGTCGCGTTTCTTTGAGCTGCTGACCGAAAAGGCCTCGGTGATCCAGCACACGATTGACGGAGTTGTTGATCTTGGCGGGTTGTCAAAGCGCCAGCGGGCGTTGTTGGATATCGTGTCCGGTGCCAGCAAAGGCACGGTGACGCTGGGGGGCAATGTCAAATTTGATCCGTCAAAGGGCTTCTCCACATGGTTTGGCAAAACGGTGCGCACTGGGATCTCGACGCCGGTTTCTGAGCTGGCGGAGTCAATCAAGAACCTGAAAGAGGCCATGAGCCGTCAGCGCGTGGATGACATCCTGTCTCAAACCACCACCAACAAGCGCGGCATGACCTTCCTGAACGAAGCCCAAATTCGGGCGCTGGCCAACGCCATGGGGATCGATCAAACCGGCGTCGGTCTTGGTGATTTGATGTGGCAAATCCAGACCAACGACATGAACGATGCGCTGCATCGGGTCTACTATGATCCAACCGGTGCAGCGCGGGACCGGTTTGAAACCGGCGTTTCGGTTGATCATGGCCAAAAGTACCAATTTTCCGATTTCGGCGTTGAGCAGTTGGATGGCAAACACCACAAAACCGTGGTGACCGGTCCTAAAGGCGGCAAACGCGGTCCCATGCACTACGACGCAGCGATGAAGATGATCGATCAGATCATTTTTGGGCGCATTCCAGCTTTTGCCGACGGCGGTTTTCATTCCGGTGGTTGGGCGATGGTGGGCGAGCGGGGCCCGGAGCTGGCCTACATGCCGCCTGCGCGCGTCTACAACGCGCCTGACAGTCGCGCGATGATGGACAATGGCGATCTGGTTCAGGAATTGCGCGCACTCAAGCAAGAGCTGTCTGACACCCAGGGTCAAAGCCGCGATCTGCTGAAACTGGTCGTCAAAACAACCGAGCGGATGCGCAAACTGCACACCAAGTGGGATGCAACACACCTGCCTGTCCAGGAGCAAAGCGCATGAAGCTGATCGATGCGATGGAAGTCACCGAAGCCGTATTGGCGGGCTCAAGTATCTCTGAGGATGAGCATCCTCCTTACGATCCCGTGGTTACATATGCCAAGGATGTCTCTGTTTTGATCGAAGCCACTCATCGGGTTTATCGTTCTGTTGTGGATGACAATACGGGCAACGATCCAACGGTACTGGGCAGTATTTATTGGGTTGAAGTTTCTGCCACCAACCTGTGGAAACCATTTGATAATTTGGTGACGGACCAAGCCGAAGGGGCAAGCCCATTGTGGTGGTCGCTGGCACCCAACCAGTTCGTGAATGCCTTGGCGGTGTTTAACATCGAAGATGCAGATGACGTGACTGTTCAGGTGTATTCTGAAGGCACCGAGGTGGCGACTTATGATCAGACACTGGAGCTGGTCGACAACTCTATGGTTGATGACTGGCACGCGTATTTCTTCCAACCGATCGAGCGGTTTGCAAAGGCGGTCTTTACCGACTTGCCCGCCTTTGAAGGGGACGCGGTCGACGTCACCGTGACCTCGGGTGATGGCACTCCGAAAGTTGGGCAAATAGTCTTGGGCCTGGTGCATACAATCGGCACCACACAGGAAGGCGTCACGGCCAGCATCGAGGACTTCTCGATCAAAGAAGACGATGCCTTTGGACGGCCAACGGTGGTGGAACGGTCCTACAAGACCTCGGTGGACTATCCGGTTGCGATTGCGACAGAGCGCTCCGCCTACATTCAACGCCTTCTGGCGCGCCGCCGCGCCACTCCAACAGCCTATTTTCCTGACAGCGACCTCGACCGGTTTGGGGTGAGCGTTTTTGGCTTCTTTGAGGACTTCACCGTCACGCTGTCAGGATCACCACAATCTGAGGTTTCAATTACAATAGAGGGGCTTGAAGCATAATGCCTGCACCATTCATTTCACCGCTGCCGGATCCACCGGATCGCACTTCGCCAGGGACAACATTTGCGTCAAAAGCGGCGGCGTTCCTGTTGGCGATTGTCGAATTTCGCGAGAACATCAACGCATTCGGGGCTTGGCTTAATTCAAACGTGATGATTGCTTACGCGTTTGGGGCAGGGACGGAGGACCGGCCTTCTATCCATCGCGACGGCGATTTGAACACTGGCTGGTGGTTCCCGGAAGAGGATCGCATGGCGGCGAGTACAAATGGGGTGACACGCCTGTATTTGGCCAACACCGGACAGATGGGGCTTGGAACAGGTCTAGAAGATCCGTTGGCCCGCCTTCATTTGCGAGATCACACGGGGGATATCCTGCGTGTTGGGTGTAAAACCAATGCGGCTAATACTGAGGCAAACGCGGTCTTTTATCACGATGAGGACAATAGTCAGAAGGTGGCGGGGCGGCTAAAAACCCTGCGCGAAGGCAGTCAGAACGCGTTTTCCATGGTGTTTGCGACCGGGGCTGGTGGGGTGCTGACCGATTGGTTTGTTTTGGATCAAAACGGTGTGTTTCGGCCTGCTTCAGACGATGCGCAAAACATTGGCAGCGCCAGCTACCGCATTGACAATATCTACGCGACCAATGCGATCATTCAGACCTCTGATGGCACTCAAAAAACGGATGTCGCAAGCCTAAGCGATGCAGAAAAGCGGGTTGCCTTGGCCGCCAAAACGTTGCTGGTCAAATACCGCTTTCAGACAGCTGTGGGCAGCAAAGGCGATGCCGCGCGCATTCACTTCGGTGTCATTGCGCAAGACCTGGCGGCGGCGTTTGAGGCGGAGGGACTGGACCCTTGGGCCTATGCCATGTTGTGCAAAGATGTTTGGTGGGAAGTCACCGAAGCGGAAAGCGGCAAGGTTCAGACAATTGCCGACGAAGAGGCCGCGTCAGAAGGGGCTGAGCGCATCGAGCGCTGGGGTGTCCGTTACGAGGAACTCTTCGCGTTTGTGCTGAGCGCGATCTAACGAGGGCAATCACATGAAACTGGAAATGATCAGCTCCGCTTCGGCGGGGTTTTTTGTTGTGGCTGAGGAGGGCAGGGGATGAGCAACCACGATCCCAATTTGTGGCAGCAGGTGTTTAACGACCGCGGTGCAATTCTGGCCTTTTTTGGTGCGCTTGGCGGGATGGTTCGGTCTGCCACAATCAAGACCACATGGCGCGAAGGGGTGCGCGTGACCTTCATTGGGTCCGCCACTGCCTTTGGCGTTGGGGTGCTTGCGCCATACCTGGTGCGCCCCTGGGTGGGCGAGTTGCCTCCGGAAATGTCCGGCACCCTAGGCACCCTTTGCGCTGCATCCTTCATTGTTGGGTTAATCGCCGTGACGATGATTGAGCGGTTCCTCGCAGGCCGAAAGCTGGTGGAGGAAGAGTGATGCGCAACAAGCAGTTTCGGCGCGAGAAAGAAAGCCCAAGCGCTGACATGTGGCACACGCTGCGTGTTGGCGTGTTTCTGGGGATTTTGCTCTGGGTCGGTTTGGCGGCCCTGGGCGCATTACTGGCCTGATCGGCCAATTCGTAAAATTGGAGTAACTGTCATGAGATTGGCAATTGTCGTGGGCCACAACGCCCGCGCCCAAGGTGCTGTGCGCCGTGATACGGGCGAAACTGAATTTGGCTGGAATAGCCGTCTTGCGGCGCAGATCGAAGATGCGGCGGCGGCTTATCCCGGCGTTTATGTGAAAGTGTTTTTTCGGCACGACGTTGGGGGCTACAGCCGCGAGATTGCGGATGTGTATCAACGCTCGGATGCGTGGGGCGCGGATGCGTCTGCAGAACTGCATTTCAACAGCGCCGGGAGCACACTGGCCACGGGTACGGAAACCCTGACAAGCGGCACCAAGGCGTCTGTGCGCTTTGCGGAGGCGGTGCAGGATGAAATGCTTGACGCGCTAGGGCTACGTGATCGGGGCGAAAAATACGTGCCGCCCACAGGGCGCGGCGGCAAAAGCCTGCACTTTGGCCGTGCGCCCGCTATCCTTGTTGAACCTTATTTTGGATCATCGCCCAATGGTTTGGCCGCCACAGATGAGGCGCACGAACAAAAGGCGCTGGCACAAGCCATTCTGCGCGGGTTTGTTCTGGCCTTCGCATGAAGTCGTTGCCCGTGTTGGCCTATGTGGTGGCCGGTGGGGTGGCGCTGTCCGTGTTTACGGGCTGGCAGGGCTATCGGGCTGGAAATGCCGCCTGTGAGGCCGCAAACGCCGCCGCGCTGCGCGACACTCAATCAGACCTCTTTGATCTTGCAGATCGCCTAAGCGTCACCAGCGCGCGCTTGGTTGCAGAAGAGGCGGTGCAGACCGTCAAATCAGAAGGAATCGAACATGAAGCCCGCAATGATTTTGACCCTTGCCGTGTGCCTTCTGACTCCAGCTTGCAGCGGCTCAAAAGGCGTTGGGCCGTTGAGGATTGAACCGCTGCCTGCCACGGTCACCAACTCGTGCGCTGATCCGTCCAGCTTTTTGGGCGCGGGTGATTGGGAGTTAATCGCGGGCCGGTTGGGGGATGAGCTGATTTCGTGCAATGGAAAACGAACCGCTGCCGTGGGTGCCTATGACGGAGTGCGCGTTGCTCTAGATTAACCCCTATACGATCCAGATAGATTCCAATTGATAACACGTTTTAACCCGAAGCTTTTTACGTCAACATAATCCTGCTCGTCGGGCACCGGGTGTGGTGACTTTGGTCGGAAAACAATTCGGTATTCGTGTTCCGGGCGAAATTGTTTTGGCTTGCAGAAGTTGATTCTCCAAAAACGGTCTTCGGCGCTTTCTTGTGTGTTACTGTTGTGTCCGGTCGGAACGTTTTTATGCGTACGTACCCGGCCTATGTATTCAACCCGTTTGGCAAAGATTGATTGTCGCGGGGGCGAGTCTGTGGTCCAGGTCGGGTGTTTTTTTAGCGCGTGATACAGCGCTTTTATGAGTTTCGAGCCATCCATCACAATATAGTGGGTTAGGTCGGTGTCGCCGGGGTAATATGACCCATCTGGTAGCTCGCATCCATGTAGCATTTTTTCGTGGTGGGACTTGTCGTAAGGGCCAATTGATGCGCAAAAAACTAAGTTGTTAGAGCTGGTCACTAGTTCAACGCCGCCGTCTATCAGTACATCTTGGAATTCTACGCCGCCTATCGTTTGATTGTTTAAGTGGGTGTCAAGGTAGATGTCTTTGCCCAAACCTTCTTCTTTATCGGTGAAGCGGATCGAGGCAGCTTCGCTTCTAGCCGCTTCTGTCTGTCCATAGATTATGTTTGTTCCCACCCTAAAACTGCCCTGCCTGTAGAACTTCAAATCGTCCTTTTTGATGAATTTTATCAATTGGGGTGTCATGTATACCTACCTGATTTGACAAACTGTGGTCACCACGTCCAGTTGCAAGGACGGTGTTGGCCAACTTGCGCATAAAGAAGGCCATGCTACGACCAAACAATTTTTTGGTAAAAGCCCTTCTATCTATCAGCTTTGCCTCGAAACGAGGGCAGGCGGTGCATCAACACCGCCCACCATGCAGCCATTCTTCACACAAGCTGCACCGACGAAACCTTGACGCATCGTCGCCCGACTCACGCGTGAGTGGCGGCACCCTATGCGGAAAACAACTATGCATACAATGACTTCGGTGCGGCCTGCCGCGCCCGTTGCCCCGTGGCTGGGCGGTAAGAAAGCCCTACACAAGACTTTGATCGAACGGATCGAGCGGATCCCACATAAGACCTACATCGAGCCTTTTGTGGGCATGGGCGGGGTGTTCCTGCGCCGTGATTTCAAGCCGCAGCTCGAAGTCGCCAACGATCTGAACGGCGAAATCATCAACCTCTTTCGGATCGCGCAGCGGCATCTTCCTGAATTGGTCGCGCAGCTCGATCTGCAAATTGTCTCGCGCATCGAGTTTGAGCGGTTGCGCAGGATACCTCCCGACACTTTGACGGACTTGGAGCGCGCTGCCCGCTTTGTTTATCTCCAACGCTTGGCTTTTGGAGGCAAACTTGGGGGCGTCTTTGGGGTGGCGGTTGATCGCACCAGGTTCTCAGTAAAAGGAGCAGAGGATCTGCTGCGTCGGGCACATGAACGCCTGGATGGCGTTGTCTTTGAAAGTCTGGATTGGTCTGAGGTCATTCGCCGGTATGACGGTGCCCACTCGCTTTTCTATCTGGACCCCCCCTATTTTGGTGGGGAGGCTGACTACGGCAAAGACATGTTCTCGCGCGATGACTTCCAGGCTATGGCGGAGCAGCTCCGCGAGATCAAAGGGGCCTTTGTCATGTCCATCAACGACACGCCGGAAATCCGCGAGTGGTTTGAAGGCTTCCACATCGATGAGGTGCGTTTGAACTACACGATCGCCAGGTCGGCCGGCAAGAAAGTCCAGGAGCTGATCATCTCAAATCGAGAGATCCGGACGGGGCTGTTGTGATGGCCGTAGAATAGACCGGCTCAGTTGCACACCGGCAAAACGTGCAGCCAACCTGAAAGGTTCCTCCCATGAAGATGATTGCAACAGCCGCCCTGGCGGCCCTCTTGGCGTGGCCAGCCGCTGCGCAGAATCTTCAGCACTGCGCAGCACGTGATCTAGTCGTGGAGCGTCTGGCGCAGAAGTACCGCGAAAGTCGTCAGGCGCTCGGCCTCGGCACACAGGGGGCCATGGTGGAAATCTTCGCCTCCGAGGAAACCGGCAGTTGCACCATCACGGTTACCATGCCGAACGGATCAACCTGTCTGTTGGCGACGGGGCAGGCGTATGAACGGTTGGTCGAGGCGCTGCCTGCCGCTGGCGACGATACCTAA